CGAGCGCGCTATGCGCGAGTTGGAGCGCCGGGCACTGACCGAGCGGTACCGCTACTACACCCCCTGCGGCAAAATAGAGCAATACATCAAGTCGTTCGACAAGCCGACCTGGAAGCCGGGCGACATCAACATATTCATCCTGCGCGCCGGCAACGGCGTAGGCAAGTCGGCCATGTGCGTCAACCTGGTCAAGCACTTGGCGCAAATAGGGCCGAACCCATATTTCCAGAGGTCGCAGTTCCTGCGCGGCATGAAGCGGCCCAACCGCGGCCGCATATACACGACCGGCAACGCCGCGGCCACGACCTACCAGGACGAAATCAAAAAGTGGTGGTCGCCCACAAGTTACAAGGCCACGAAAGGCGGCTACCGCTTCGACAGCATATTCCACACGTCCAACCATTCGTCGTTCGACCTCTTCACGTTCGACCGGGACCCGCTGCAGGGCGAATCCACGACCCTTGACTGGGTGCTGATAGACGAGCCGTTGCCGTTCCGGTTCTGGACGGGTATCATTACGCGCTTGCGCTTCGGCGGGCCGATATTCATAGCCATGACCGCCCTTGAGGGCTCGGGCTGGATTTCTACTATCATAGAGACGCAGAAGCGCGTCGGCCGGGACGTGTTCGTGACCGAGGTCTGCCTGGAGGACGCCTGCATAGAGCACGGCGTACGCGGCCACCTGCCGCATGCGTTCATCGAGAACGTAATCCGAAACTGCGACGAGGACGAGGTGCAGGCCCGCGTATACGGCAAGTACCTATCCCTTGCCGGCGCCATCTACAAGAAGTTCGGCCAGGCGCATATTATGCCGGACCTGCTCGACTACTGGCGCGACTGCATGAAGACCGGGCACGTCAACCTAGTCAACATCGTAGACCCGCACCCGCGCAAGCCGTTTGCCGTGGGCTGGTATTGGGTGTTCCCCAATAACGACGTTGTAACGTGCGCCGAGTTCCCGGACGATTCGTATCCGCCCTACCACACGATGAAGAGCGCGGATCTGCGGACGGAGGACTATGCCGCCATCATAAAGGCCACGGAGAAGGCCTTGGGTCGGGAGGCGGACCGCCGGCTTATGGACCCCAACATGGGCAACAGCCCGGAGGCCATGGGTGACATTACCATCAAGCAGCGCATGGCCGAGCTCGGGCTGGTCTACGAGGATCCACTGGACGGAATAGTGGACGGGCACCAGGCGGTCAAGTCGCTCTTGGGCGACCCCGGCAAGAATGTGAGGCCGTCGCTCTACGTGATGGACCATTGCGAGAATCACATCTTCGGCGCCAAGAACTACGCCTGGAAGGAACAGAAGGGCGAGGACCTATCAGAGCGGCCCTCTACGGTCTATGACGACTTCATGACGCTCTGGCGTTACGGCGCTATGTCTGGCTTCAAATACTCCCCCCCGCGCGAGAAGCGCAAAGCCCAGCCCAAACCCTGGCTGCCGCGCACAATGCGGCGTGGGGGTTGACAAACGACAACGGCGCGTAGTAGACTTTGACAATGGGAAAAAGAGCACCGACAGATTTTGAAAAAAAGCACGGTTTCGCCGCGCCTCTCAAAGCTCACATGGAAGGGCATTGGGAGGCTTTCTTTATGCGCGTGGAAGCCACGCTTACCTGCAAGGACTGCGGCGGGACCATTCACCTCTCGCTTAAGGGCGACCCGACCAAGCTCTCCGAGCGCCAGATAGGGCAGCGCGTACTGGCCGTTGCGCAGAAGCGGCATGAGTGCCCGGCCGTGGCGGCGCAGACCGAAGCCCACCTGGACAAGTATTTCAGCGACCTGCGCCGCGGCATGGAAAAGAAGCACGAGATAGACTACAGGCGGGAGAAGGGGACCGATGGAAAATTTACTCACAAAGCTTGACCAGACCGCCCGCCAAGAACTCGCCAAGGGCGTTTATCAGAAATTTATCAGCTCCGCCCACTTCTACCAGGACGAGCACGACCTCTGGCGCACGTGCTGGGAAGAGTACGGCGGCGAGAAGGACGACAAAGACGAAACCGATGAGCCCGACATCAAGATCGGGCTTGCTTATTCCCTGGTCGAGAACGTGGTCGCCCGCTGCGTACAGGCGTTCCTCGGCAATCCCTCCATCATCACCAAGCCCAAGCGCAAAGACCATCACAAGAAGGCCGAAAACTACGACACCATAATCCGCGGCTACCGCGCCTCGCCCGACTACCGCATAAACGCCATAGACTCCACCCGGGAGCGCGTCATATGCGGCACCTCCTGGGAGGTGGACGAGTGGGCCAATAACTACGTGGACGGCCTCATATGGGTCAAGACGGCCGCAGAGAAAGTCGTGGACATGGACATACCGGTCGTGTCCAAGGTCGCCAAGGTGGTGTCCAAGGTCGCCTTCAAGGCGTGGAAGAAGGTCAAGCACCGCTTCCCGGTCGAGGTAGGCTACAAGGTCCGGTTCCCCTCCATATTCGACATGTTCCCGCAGCCCGGCCGGACCCGGCTGGAGGCCTGCGAATGGGTCATAGAGCGGGTGCGCTACAAGTCGGTGGCTGACCTCAAAGAGGCCAAGTATACTGACCCCGAGACCGGTGAACTGGTCCCGATATACGACATCTCCGAACTGGAGGAAATGCAGGAGAGCAAGATCAAGATACGCCCGGTCCAGTTCAATGAGGGCCTGGACTACGAGGCGTTCCGCGCCGACTACACGCGCCAGAGCGAGACGGACTCGCAGTACGATGACGGAGTGGACGCGGTCGCTCTGCTGATACTGCGCACCGACCGCGAGATAATCACCATAGCCAACGGGTCGCACGTCATCCAGCACGTGAAGGACCTTTACCACAAGCCGGGCAAGCATATCCGCATTCGCTACTACACGCAGAACCGGCACTCCATCTACGGCAAAGGCATAATCGAGCCCATCCTAGACCTGATAGACGAGCTGCACGACGTTCACAACATGTCTATGCAGTCGTGGTTCCGCGAGGTCAACCGGATGATGGCCTACAATGAGGACGCCATCCCCTACCCGGACGACCTCAACCGCAGGGCCGGCGGCCTGGTGCGCGTCAAGCAGGGAATGGATCCGCGCCGCGCGCTCATGCCCATAGAGAGCCGTCCCCCTGGCGGAGAAATGATAACCGCGGAGGCCAACCTGCGCGGCCTGACCGAGAACATCGTGTCGGTGGCCGACATGTCACCCGGCCCGCTGGGCACGAAGCCCTACCACAAGACCTACGGCGGCATGATGGAGATTCAGTCCACCTTCGACCGCCGCTTCGGCGTCATAGCCGCGCTCGACCAGGCGGCCACCATGAAGCAGTATGACGACGCCTACTGGCTGCACGAGCAGTTCATGTTCAACGACGTGCTGGTCCCAGTTGCCGGCAAGGGTGGCGCCAATGCGGTGTCGTTCTCTCGCGAGGATATAGACACGCAGGGCGAGGGCTTTCTGTTCATTGCCAGCGACGACCCCTCTTTCGGGGACACGCAGGTCCAGCGCAATCAGAACATGGTCCTCATGGACCTCTGTCTGCGCTACGTACAGGCCCGTCAGGCGCTCAACAAGACCGAGTGGCGCGACGTGAAGGCCGACGAAGTGCTCGAGGACGTGTTCGAATCCTTTGGTCGCTACGATGTGGACAAGCTGCTGGTGGTGGACGAGGGCGTTACCTCGCCGGAGAAGGAGTACGAGCTCATGCTGCAGGGCGTGGCTCCGGAGGTCAACCCCAAGGAGAACCTGACCTGGCACCTCATCAAGCACATGATACAGCTCCAAATGCTCCGCAACAGCGGCCAGAACATACCGCCGCAGGTGGAAGCCATGCTGGTCAATCATATGTCCAATACACAGCAGGCCATCATGGCGGTCGGCCAGAATCCCGAAATGTTCGCCGCCGAGTACGCGCAGGTAGAGGCCATGCGCGACAGCGTACAGGCCACAATGCCGGCGCCCAACGTTGGTCAGAATCTTCCCCAGGCGCAAGGAGCGGAGTAATGCAGCCGAGCAAAATGACCGATGATCAGCTGGCGGCCGTGGCGTCCCTCGGGGCCGAGGTGGACCTTTTCATGAAGGGCCACCCCATCTACAAGCTCATAGTGGGCGGCATAGAGGCCGCGGCCAAAGAGGCCGAAAACGACGGCGACTGGACTCCGGGCAAGACCACGGACCCCAACGCGATAGCCATCTACAACGCCTTTAACTCCGGTCGCAAGACAGAACAGGGATTCGTGAAAAGCGTCCTGGAGCGGCACGTGCTCAACGGCCTGGAAGCGCAGAAAGAGCTGGCGCGCCGCAATAAAGCCAAGGGGGCCGACAAAGCCACTTGATAAGTCAGCATTTTTGATATATACTAAGTAGAGATTTCAACCGGTCCGGGTAGCTCCCGGTTTAGCGCTCAACCGCACGGTAAAAAAAGGTCTGTTGAGAGGCCGTACCCCGATGAGGGGCGCGGCCTTTTTTTATGGAGCAGACCTTCAAGATTTCGGGGAGAACCCCCAGAAAAACCAAAGCCGGACAACCCGGCGCAAGGAGAAAGCAACATGGCAGACGCGAGCACGCAGACGACAGGAGATAAGGGGACGCAGGCAGCGGCCCCCGCTGGCACACCCACCCCGCAGGCCCCCGCCCCTGCGCCCGAGAAGGGCGCCAAGGACGGATGGGACCGCATGGGCGTTTCCCTCGACGACCTCCCCGTAGTGGGAGAGGAAGGTCAGGGCGACGGAAAGGGCGAGCCGGAAAACGGCGAGAGCACGGACGAGGGCGGCGAACCCGCCAACCCCGAGAATCAGCCGCCTGCCGGGAGCGAGCTCAAGACCAAGGCTGGCCGGGTCTTCAAGGATCCGACCGAGCTGCTGACCGCTTACGAGAACTCATCCAGCGAGGGCATGCGCCTGGCTTCGGATATCAAGGCCGCGAAAGCGGTCCAGGATAGCCTCAACGCCAAGCTGCAGGAGACCAATGCCGCGCTGGTGGAGCTGCAGGAGTACGTAAGCACGACCGGCACCTTCCCCGGGGCCAAGACCCCTGACGAAGTGGCCGCCATGACCGAAGAGGAGAGGTACAACTACTACTCCGACAAGCGGTCGTGGGAGAACAAGCGCAGCGAGTTCACCAAGCGCATAACCAACGCCAAGAAGGAAGCCGAGGACTACGCCAAGAGCGTCAGGACCGCTATCGAGCAGACGGAAAGCAAGATGGCCGCTGACCCGCAGGCGTTCCCCGGTTTCTCCAACACGGCAGACCTGCGCAAGGAGATACTCGCCAATTCCCCGCACCTGGACAACCGGCCCGACACCCCCTATGTGGCGTACTACATAGCGAGGGGCCTCATGGCCGACCGCGAGGGAGCGGAGAAGACGCGCCTGGAGAAAGAGTCAGCCGCAAAGGCCGCGGCCGAAGCGGAAGCCTTATCGAGGCAGGCGGGCGGTGGCGCTGCCCCTGCCGGGAAACCTGCGCCGAAAGACAAAACCGGATTGGACCGGACCGTGGCCGCCTTTAAAGCGCGCCGCGCCGGATTCTGACCGAATCTTAGCAGTCAGGAGAAATCACCATGGCAACCAGGCAGACGGTGCTGACCAGCGCGAACCAGAGCACGGAAGGCCGTGCGGTACGCGTGGTCACGCCCAAGATACACGAGCTCGAACCGAGCAAATACCCGCTTTGCGTCGTTCTGACCAAAGCCTCCGGGCGCCTCATATCGTCCGGCAACAAGAAAGTCGAGTGGCTCGAAGACGAGCTGACCCCGCAGTTCGACACCCTCGGCGCCGCGCTGACCAACGTCGCGACGTCCATGACCGTATCGGACTACACGAAGTTCGTCAAGGGCATGCTGGTGCGCGTAGACAGGCAGGAAATCGTGCGCGTGACCGCTACCCCGACCACTTCGACCGTGGCTATCACCCGCGCCGTGGGTGAGACCGCCGCGAGGGCAGCCGACAACGGCTCCCAGCTGCACATAATCGGCGTGAGCTCCGAGGAAGGCGCGCCCCTGGCGTCCATCCTGGCGACGGTGAAGACCAACCCGTACAACTACATGGACATAACCCGCGACCCCTTCGGGTGGACGGGTTCGGCCCAGGAATCGGACGTCTACGGTCAGGGCGACAAGGAATATGACCGCGCCAAGGCGATCATAGAGCACTGCCGCAACATCGAGAAGAAGCTCATCCTTTCCGAGCGCTCCTTCACGGCGGCCGGCGGGGCGGACAGCAAAGAGCACCGCACCATGCGCGGCATACACCACTGGATAACGACCAACGTCCAGGCGGAGAACGGCGAGCTGACCGAGGCCGAGTTCGACGAGTTCGTGCGCAAGTCGTTCCGGTACGGTTCGCAGAAGAAGATGGCGCTGCTGTCGGGCAAGGTAGCCAACGTCATCAACGACTTCGCCAAGTCGCGCATACAGATAAAGCCGATGGACGCCAAGTACGGACTGGCGCTCAAAGGTTACATCAGCACGTTCGGCGACCTGGACATGGTCTATCACCCCATGCTGGAGAACTCGTCCCTGACCGACCTCGCGGGTCTGGCGGGCACGGCGTATATCCTCGACATCGGGAACATAGAGCTGCACCACATGCCCAACCGCTACATGCTTCACCGCATGGACGTGGGGACCCCCGGCGACGACGGCACCACCGAGGAAATGCTCTCGGAGTGCACCATCAAGGTCGCCCTCGAAAAAGCGCACGGCAAGCTGACCGGCGTGACGGAGTAAGGGCTTAAGCCCAAGGAGATAAAGAGATGAAGAAACTGATAATGGGCTTTATCCTGGCGGCCCTGACGGCCGGGAATGTGTTCGCTCTGTCTTCCGAGAGCGCGCTCATATCGGAGTACACCAAGAAGGCGGCGGCGGGGATAAACGACTACAACGACGCTGCGCTGTTCAACGTCAAGTATGTCGGCTCGTCCACGCAGGCCGCGGTCGTGATAACGCAGGGCGCGTTCGGTACCGAGACTCCCATAGGGACCGCGGACCTGGCGCTGACCACTGCGGTATATACGACCGTGGGTGCGATGTGCGACGCTATAAACGCGGACGCCGACTACACCTGCACCATGCGGGACGGTAAACGGGACGACAGTTCCGTCCTCATGAAGATAGTCGCGGCGGCTGCCGCCACGGACGCGAAAGCGGCCGGCGGCTACGATGTGCTGATAGACACCGGTGGCACGGTGGCTACAGACCCCTATATCCTGCGCCTGGGCATAACCCCGGCCACGGACAAGCGGGTCGTGCTGAAATACTGCACCGGCAACATCAACGTGGCTGACCAGCTGGCCGTCTACGGCAAGCTCGCCAAGTATGAGGGCGTATCGGACGGGGTAACTCGCAACGACTCGACCCTCGTATACAGCGAGGTCACTGTGGATGACACCGACAAGACCATAGGCAACGTCTACGACGCCTCCGGGTGGATAGAGTTCGCCAAGAACGAGCACGTGGTCATCGGCAGCGTTGACGGCGACAACACCCAGGCCGCCGGCAACTTCATCAAGTGCGCCTGGTTCGAGAAGTAAAAGCGGATAATGGGGGCCGGTCAACCCGGCCCCCTATCTTACAGTAGGAGAGACCCAAGATGATGAAGCACTACATAACCCCGAGGATAAAGGAAGCGGAGCTGGTGATACACCCGGCGGGAAAAAAGGACCCGCAGGGCAACCGCATACCGCGCAAGGCCATCCAGTTTTATCCCAACGAAGCGGGGTGCGGCAGCTACAAGACCAGCGATCCGAAAGAGCAGGAGTTCCTCGACAACCACGAGTACATGAAGACCGGCGAGCTGATGGTCATGGGCGCGGAGAACGCCCCCAAGGTCAGCGTGGAAGCGCCCGTCAAGACGCGCGTGGGCATGGAGACGACTTCCTCGGACGAACCGCCGGCGGCGCCCGAAGCCAAAGAGCGCAAAGTCAAAGCGGCCAAAGTCAAGAAGTAAACAGGCCCCGGGAGGGTGATAGATATGGACCTCGACGTCTTTATAGCCAAGCTCAAACGCAAGACGCAGTTCGGCAATCCTAACGTGGCGACCGATCAGCAGGCCAAAGACGTTTTGGACTCGATAAACCAGAGTATGCAGGTCATCAAGCGTGGCTGGATATACGACTGGCTCCTCGACCCCATCTCTATCACTCTCGTGCCGGGCACCGTGGACTACACGCTCGACGCCGACATAGCCAAGATAGTCAGCATAGACGCCGGCGCGGGCCAGACGCTCGACAACATCAGCATAGCCGAGTACCACCGCTACAAGAAGCCGGACACGTCTCTCGGCCAGAATACCGAGGGCTCTCCGGGCTGGTATCTCTACATAGGCCGCACGGCCGCCGGCGCGCGCAAGATACGCATAGGCAACATTCCCTCCGCTTCTACCACGCTGGACGGCTTCGGCAAGCTCAAGCATACGGCTTTCACCAACTCCCAGCTAGGGACCGGCGCAAGCTTCCTGCCCTTCCCTGACGACGGCGAGGACGTGCTTGAGGCCTTTGTCCTGGCCGACATCTACGCCTACCAGGGCAAGAAGGACCTTATTTTCCCGCAGAAGAACGAGGCTGAAAGCAAGCTGCAGATGTGGCGCGGCGAATCCACCACAGAGCCCTCGTCCCGCGCGACAACCAACCTGCCTGACTATCTCCGCAAGAAACGCGCGGGGAGACGGAACGGCAATTATGTCTAAGGCGCTGACAGCCCTGTTGCTGTTCCTGCCGGCTTTCTCTTATGCCGCGGAACTACACGTCTCGGGCTTTGGCGGCGTCAACAACTACGCCGACCCNATGTTCATTGCGGACAACGACGCNTCCGACGCCCGCAATGTCATCACCTATGAGGGNGACCTNCGCCCGGTTCCCGGCAGTACGNTGCAGTCNACGGTGGCNTCTTCCTCTATCACGTTNCTGGGCGAGTACNTCAACCCTGANGGCCGCCGCGTCCTNTTCGCCAAGTCCGGGCTNGGNCTCTACGCGAGCAANCCCAACACCGGCGTCATGACCCTGATTAAGACCTTCGACAGNGAGCGCGAGATTGACGGCGCTCCGGCGTTNGGCGCTATGTACTTCGTGGACGGCTCCGAGGCGTGGTGGTCGGACGGCGTGAGCACCTANACGGCGACCAACATGTCGGCNTGCGACTACGTGGACTTCTANGCCAACCGCCTTGTGTGCGTGTCCATCTCGACCGAGACCAGCCGCATGAACCTGTCAGCCTACAATTCGTCTACGACCTGGACGACCGGCTCGGGCGACGACGACGCTGCGGTCAAGTATTTCGCCAAGGACGACGGCTATCAGATAAACTGCGTCAAAGCTACGCCCTACGGCATATTCGTAGGCAAGGACCGCTCTTCCCATATTCTCAAAGGCGACAGCAACAACACCTTTTACCAGTTCCCCCTGTCCGATACCATCGGCTGCTCTGACGACCGCTCCGTCCAGTTCGTGGACGGCGCTATTATGTGGCTCGGCAACGAGGGCAACATATACGGTTGGGGCGGCGAGGGGCGCGTGGTCCCCATGTCGGAAGAGGT